CACCCACCCTGGAGTACCAGGCGTTGTTGACAGTGAGCGGGAGCGTCACACTCTGGCGGAAGACCGGCGTCCAGGTGAGTTGCTTGCCGATGGCGGCGACCAGAGCATCACTGCTGGCGGCGAAGGAGCCGTACGGAATCGAACCGGGATCGACGTTGGTGTTCGAGGCCATGGCGAGGAAGGCCACCCCGTTCCTGGTGACGATCTCCAAGGGGTTGTAGGCAGCAGCGCCGGTCCACTCACCCCGGGCTACGAGAGCCTGTGTTGTCGTACCAGCAGGCCCCTGGATACCAGCAGCACCAGCAGCACCGGGGTCACCCTTGGCCCCGCCCGCCTTGACGATGGAGAGCGACGGGATGTTCGGGATGAACCCGGTCTGTGTTGCGACAGGCCAGGACAGTGCCGCCGACGTCGAGTAGATGAACAGAGCAACCGTGGTACCTGCTGCCAGCCACGTCTCCCACACAACCTGTTGCGGTGGAGTAGCTCCTGCCGGAGCCGCAACCATGTTGTTCTGAGCGCCCACCATCCACGCAGATCCGGTCCAATAATCGATGGAGATGGAGGCGTTGTTCGCTGTGCTCGCCACCATCACCTGCCCGACGATCTGGTAGTACCCCGACGCCACGATGAAGATGCCACCGTTGTTGATGTAGAAGTCAGCCGACCCGGTGTTCGAGTCGATGATCGTGTCGAGAACGATCTGCGTGGGCGTGTTCTGCACGTGGCTCGTGGCCGTGCTCTTGCGAGCCGAGTAGTACGGCGGCGGCACGGCCACGGCACTACCTGAGGTACCAGCTACACCTTGCGCACCCTGGAGGCCCGCTCCCGCTCGCCACACCGAGAGGTACGGCTGAGGAGTTGGATCGAGGTTGTTACTGGCATTGAGCGGCTCAACACGGTACGAGTTCGCCCCTTGCAGATAGAGCGCCAGACTCACGTAGTCACCAGCGTTGAGATAACGCTGAATCGAGATCGTGTGGCCCTCATATGCCGTTGCTACCTCGGTGAGCGTGCGGGCGACGGCAGTCCCGTTGACAAGCAGAATGACAACAGAGCCAGCAACCCATGCGCTTGCACCCGCAGCGATGTAGGCACTGATGTCGTAGACGCCCGAGTTGGGGACCGTGAACCGGGTGCTAGGTCCGTTGTTGGTGTACGTCGAGCCTTGTGCCTGGTACACCCCAGGAAGCACAACCTCTGTCACGGTGGTGGCTGGGACGGCCACGGTGGAGGCAGTCGTCAGCGATGCCACACGAACGAAGCCATCCGGCGTGGGCGTGCCCGCTGGACCGATAGCCCCGGTGTCACCCTTGGCTCCCGTCGCTCCGCTGGCGGCAACGACCTGAACGAACGACGAACCGTGAAGGGTCCACGTACCACCCCCTATGGGGTAGGCGGTAATGCGGAAGTACTCACCAACACCCAGGTCATAGATGCCGCCGATGCTGACCTGAGAGTAGTAGTTGGTGGTGGATACGCCGGTTCCGTAGAACTGACGAGTCGATACGAGAGTGCCAGTTGAAGAGTAGTACTCCAGGTTCGCAATAATGTCAGCCGTCAATGCACTTTGCATAACGAGCGTGATCTGAGCACTGATCTCATACCGACCAGCCGCATCCGGCTTGATGAGCGCACCAGGACCAGACGAGAACCCAGACTGCCCGAGGACAGTGCCCCAGGTGATGGGAAGCGCAGACGCACCCGACGTACCAACCTGGGTGGCCTGGGCGTAAAGAAACGCCGCACCTGTACCTGCACCAGCCGACACCCCGATCCACGACGTGCCGTCCGACAGGTACATCGTCTTGTTCGTGGTGTTGAAGTACGTGTCACCTGCCGCCCCCACCGCTGGGGCGCTGGCGTAGGGCGCTGCGTTGGTGACGCCGAAGGACCTCGGCATCAGCCCACCACCACCACTCGATACCCGGCTCCGAGGTTCGGGTTGTAGCGGATGGTGATCGTGTTCACTGTTGTCGCATCCCAGTCCACCACCACGGCGGTGTAAGGACTGGCCCCGTTGAGCACCTGCACCTGCACATCCCTGGTGTTCAGGTTGTGGGTCACCACCTCGGGACTGGCCGTGCCGGTGAGAGCGGCAGCGTACTTGCCGACACCTCCTGCTGGTGCCGACCAGGTGCCGTCCGCTCGCAGGAAGGTGGTCGTGCCTCCTGGTGAGTTGGGCACTGCTCCCGGAGTGCTCCCGGCGAAGCTGGTGATGGCGATCGTCCGGTCGGCCGTGAGGTTGCCGCCGCCAGTGATCGGAGCCGTGGTGTTGATGAGGCGACTGGTCGGAGCGATGACTCCTGTGTTGACAACAACCGAGTCGGCAGCGACCGTGAGGCTGGTGTCCCCAGCGACCACGTTGAGGGTGGCGTCAGCCGAGAGCGCACCACCACCAGTCAGGCCCGCACCAGCGATGACCTGCCGGGTGTTCGGTACGTTGGCGGCATCACCCGCCGTTACCGAGGCCACCGTGGCGATGACCGCCGTGTTCACCCGCACGTCGTCGGCGGCGACGGTCAGGGTGGTGTCCCCGGCGATGACGTTGAGCGTGTTGCCCACCTGCGTCATACCGGCGCCAGCAGTGATCGCCCCTGGACCGCCCGTCTGTGCGAACGCCAGACTCGTCGTACCGATCGAGATCGGGGCGTCCGTCGTCAACGTCCAGGTCGTGTCGGCCTGCGTCGTACCCTCACCGATGTAGATCGCCATGCCTACGATGTCGGTGCCGAACTGCGTGTCAGTGGTTCGTCCCCAGGCGCCGGAAGCGACGAAGTAGACACCGTTGCCGCTGGCCGTCGTCTGATTCTTGACCAGCACCCGATCACCGACGATGCAGGCCACACCATCGATCGTCTGCGTTCCGGTGAGAGCGATGTTGGCAGTGGTTGCTGCCCTCGCAGCGTCCTTCCACGACAGCCCGTTGACGAGGCCATCCACGTAGCCCTTGTTGGCGGCGTCGTTGCTCCCAGTGGGCGAGTTGAGGTTGGTGATCTTGAAGGCGCCCCAGTTCACATCAGCCGTGGGCGCCGCCAACGCTGAGATGGGGATGGTGGCGTGATCCGCAGCGACGTGGGTCGGGTTGCCGTGAAGGTGGTCCGACCGGGCGATGGTGGCTGCCGACCCGTTGGATGCAGCGGCACCGAAGGTGGACTCCCCGGAGATGGCCCCGAAAGCAGGCATCCCATGCTTGTGGTCCGTCTTGGCCGCATCGGTAGCGACTCCCCCGGCTGCTGCGTCACCGATAGCGGCAGTGGAAGGTGTCGTACCCAGCGCCGGGTTGCCGTGCGTGTGATCAGAGCGAGCTATTGTTGTCGCAACACCGTCGCTCTTGGCTGTGCCGAAGGCAGTGTCCGCAGTAGCCGCTCCAAAGGAGGGCATGCCATGAGCGTGGTCCCCTCGGGAGTAGAGAGCGCTCGCACCTGGCGCTGCCGCACCACCCACCGCCAACGTGGTGGTCGTGTCCGCTGGGACAGCACCCGCTCCACCCTGGGCGGCGACCCACTGCGAGCCGTTGTACCAGTACAGGATGTTGGCGGTGGAGTCGAAGTAGACCTGGCCCTTGACCGGCGACGATGGCGCCGTGCCCAGGTTCTGGACGACGGCGTTCTGTAGCTCGTTCTTGGAGAGGTTGATGGCTCCGTAGAAGGTGGGCATGGGGGTCCCCTAACTCAGGTACGCCTCGCCGCCGAAGGCAGCCGAGAAGGTCAGTTGGACGGTGGCGCTGCTCACGTAGTCGATCGCACCGGGGACCACCTCCCGGCCACTGGAATCCACGACAGAGATGTTGGGGTAGAAGGAGAGGCCGTGGGTGATCGTCCACACCGCCGAGGCCGTGGGCTGAACGTGCCGATACGCCAGCGTCTGAGCACCGGCACCGCCTGGCCCCTGCGGGCCGGTAGGACCAGGAGGACCCTCTGGTCCCTGCGGCCCAGTCGCTCCAGTCGGACCGACCAGACTGAGCGTGCCCGACTCCCCCGCCCCCGAATAGAACTTGACCGAGACACCGCTGCGGAACGAGCACGGCACGGTGCCCGGTGACCAGTTGCCCCGCCAGCGGAGGGTGGGTGTCTGGCCCTTGATCACCGGCACGCTGAGCAGGCAGTCCCCGATGGACTCCCACTGGTTCGGCCCCGGGCTGGCCATGTAGCCGAAGGCGATCCAATCGTTGCCGGTGGGGTCCATGTAGCCGGGGGCGTACACACCCTGGCGCACGTTCACACTGGTGGGAGAGTGCCCACCGTAGCCCCCGGAGACGATGGCCTCGATCCAACCGTCGAAGGCGACCTCGTAGCTGCCGTCGAGCACCACCAGGTCGGTGATGCCGGTGGTGCCGCTCTCGATCGACACCTCCTGGGTGACCACCTTGTACGGGGGCCAAGAGGCAGCGCTGGTGCCGCCACCCGAGGACTCCGACCCTGCCCACACCGGGCGCTCGGCCAGTTCGGACTCGAAGAAGACCCAGCCGCTGTCCCCCGCCACCGGGCGAGGCCCGGCGAACTCATAGACCACCACGTCCTCGGCGGCGAACAACTGAGGGACCTGGACCCTGGCCCGGTCCTCCAACATCTCCAGGCAGACAGCACGATAGACGCCGCCGTAGGCGGCGAGGGCGGTGTCGCTGCTGGCCATGTTGGCGCAGCGTACAGCGCCAGGGACCTACGGTGTTGCTGTCACATCATGGTTCTGGATGTAGGCGTCCGGGGCGTACACCTTGCGACGGGAGTCGGACGGTCGGATCACGAGCGTGGGCGGTGCGTACAGGAAGAGCGTCCCGTTGTCGTCTTTGGCGCCGAAGCTCTCGGTGGTGATCCACCACGACTCGAAGGGATGCCACTCCAGGTCGGACAGCCAGCCAAGCGACCACTCTGGATCTCGTGGTATCTCGTGCTTCGGGAGTCGCATGTACCGACCCAGGTCCTGGTCGATCAGCCATATCGAACCACGAGACTCGACACGGATCATCGGGCCGAGAGTACAGCCCGCTCCAGGTCCGTCAGGTCCCACACAGCGAGCACGCTCCACAGGTCGCCCCGGATGTGGCGCAGCAGCGCCGGGTCGATGGGCGCCACGTTGGTCCACTCCTCGACCTCCCACAGGACGTGGAAGCTGCCGATGCGGCCTCGCTTGGGCCGGTGCCGGGGCGGGACGTGGGGCACGATGGTCTGAGCGGAGCGCCACCAGCGATTCCCGGGCACTGACACTGACACCGAGTGCGGGGCGACGAGAGCGCCCCGGTTCTGCACCCGGTTGCTGTCCCGGTAGACGATCTCGTTCGAGCGGCTGTCCACCCAGCAGGTGCGGGCGTCGGCTCGGGCGATGGCGAGCTTCGGGAGTCGGGGGCACACCGGGTGGTCATCGGAGAAGAAGCCCCCGGCCTTGATCACCTGCGGGAGCATGATGATCGGGAGGCCACGAGCCGCCGCCTTGTACGCCGAGAGGATGGCTTGGTCCTCGGCGTCTCGCCGTTCCCTGACCGCCACCTCGTACTCTCGGACTCGCTCTTCGGCTACGTCCTCGGGAACGGTGATGGTGGTCAGGTCCATGGCGACCTCCTAGGCGGTGTGTTCGGCCTCCAGATCATAAGCCTCGGGGACGTCCGTGTGAACCTGCTGCCATTGGCAGCGGCTGCACCAGGCGACCTGGGGTAGGTCCCTTGCGTTCGTGGGTCGTTCGGTCTTGCCCAACATGACGTGGCCGAAAGCGTTGCAACGCACCTTCGATCGGCCGCTGACCAGGGTGTACACCGGGACGGAACCATTACGGCAGTTCACGCAACCGATGCCCTGGCACGCTGGGCACGGAAGTTCGTACCTATCCAGGATCTCGTAGCTGCTCCTTGCCATGCCTCCATCATGCGCCGTTGGAGGACGGATCGGAATGGGTCGTACGGATCAGCCGACGTTTCCGAACCTTGTACACTCTCCGTAGCAGGTCGTTCGCATGTTCGACAGTTGTCAGAGCGTAGTACTTCCCCACGTCCGTGGTTCCCCTACGCTTGATGATGACGAAGCCCGTCTCGGCGTCGGCGTTGACGATCTGAGCGTCCATCTCCTTGATGTACTGAGCCAGGCTGATCGTCTTCTCGTTCTTGGCCTCGATCATCACCGGGATGCCGTTGCCCAGGTCGATGTCTCCCTCGTCTCGCTGCCCCTTCATGGTGATGCGCCGGGCGTAGGGCCACCCGTTGCGCTTCAACCAGATGACGCTCTTGGACTCGTGCTCGGTTCCCGTCTTCTTCGATCGATTGACCATCAGGACCCCAACCACCAGGTCACGGCCCCTGCGGACCCCTGGCTGGCAGGCCACAAGGCCAACTGGTTGAAGTACAGGAGGCGTGGCCGGGTCTTCACGTTGAGCATCTTCGGTGTCAGACCAGGGACAGCCACGTGAGGGCGGAACTCGGTGTGCTCGGACTGGCTGTACTGCTGGACGGCGGCTCGCATGAGCGCCAGTTCGGAGGTCAGTTCAGACAACAGGACCGGCTCGTTGCGCTTCTCCCCGAAGAAGGCAGCGCCGATCACCTTGGCCCCGAAGGCGAGGGTGGTACGGGAGAAGTTGGCCCCGATGATGGCGAGTGCTGACAACACGTCGGTGCCAGGCTTCTCCCCAGGCCACACCAGGGTGAGGTGGGCGTCCTCGGGAAGGCCGGGAGTATGAGCGGGGATGAGCACGAGGGCGGTCACTTGGCTGCCGCCGTCTCGACACCCATCACCTGGATGTAGTGCTCCACCAACCGGGCGCTCTGGTGCCACGTCAACCCGGCGTCCGGATCGCCTTGCTGGAGACACCAGTACTCGTGGGCGATCAAGTGGCCGATGCCCCCCATGACAGAGCGCAGTGCGCACACCCGGTGCATCGGAGCGACCGGGTTGTTGTTGGCCGAAGACTCATTGCCCATCGGCTCCTCACACAGCGAACAGATCATCGTGTGAACTCCCGTCCCCGACCATCGTCAGTGTCAATGGACTCCATGGCCTTGCGATACCCGGCCTCTCGTCCGATCTCGATGGCGTTGGCGAACCACCCCACCATCCAGCCCTCATCGATCAACGGCTTGCCCAGGTACTCCAGCTTGCGGGCCACGATGCACCACTCGGTGGCCCACACCATGGCGTCGGTCGTGCTGTAGAGCCGCTGGATGCGCAGCAGGTCGGCCTCGTCGTCCTCGGGCACCACCTGGCTGTCGGCTGACGCCTCCGCATCCAGCCTGATCGCAACGACGTCGTCCTCAGGTGTTCCATCCTGCATAGCGCCCCTCCACAGGTGCTCGTCCGATACGGCGTGACAACTCCCTCGATAGCAGGCTTGCGTCCCGCTCCATGTTCCCGCACAGCACCATGAGCACCTTGCGCCGGGACCACGCCGTCGTCACCCGCTGGCGAGCAATGACGATCTCGGGATCGGTGTCCCGCTCGGCCCTGGCGAAGGTCACCTTGTCCTTGGGTCCCCACCCTGCCATGGACGTGGCCTCCAACAGCTTCAAGTCAGCCTCGGCGTTGCCCTCCTCCACCTCGGCCTCCACCCGCAGCACGTCCAGGTAGTCGTTCCACGCCACGTACAACGAGAAGAGCCGCATCAGGTGCGGGTCCGCTAGCTCAGCCAGGTCGATGGGTACAGCCGGTATCGGCTCAGGAGGCTCGCTTGGTAAGAGCACGCCTGCGAACATTCGCTGCGGCTCGCTTGACGGGCGTTGCGACCGGCGTCGGATGGTCTTGGTGTTGTTCATGGTTCAGTTTCCAGCATAGAGCACGGTACGGACAGCTTCGACAGATGCGAACCTGCTCGTCAGCGGCCCAGGGAGGCCGCTGCGGTGGTCGTCCGATGTCCAAGGCGTCGGTGACCATCTGGGCACCGGCCAGCATCCTCTCCACCCACCGTGGCTGGTAGGCGACCACGAACTCCTTCACCAACTGGCGGGGCTTCCACTCGTAGATGAACACCATCTCGTGGGGCACCGGGACGTCACTGGTGGCACCCCGGATCGCCATGTACAGGTAGAGCAGGCCCTGTCGGATGTGGCTGGGGAAGGGCCGGTTGATCTCCATCCAGATCTTGTCCAGGCTCTCGTTGTTCTCATAACGCTCGTACAGGTCGGGCGCCTCGAACCGGAGAGTGCCCAGGCTCACGCTCTTGATCTCCAGCAGCCGGAAGGGTTGGCCCTCGATCATCAGCCCGCCGTCCGACTTGCCCCCCATGTGCAGGTGGTCGGCGTACAGGGGGATCTCGTGGTACCGCAGGAACCGGAGCGGGGCCTGGCAGTAGTAGCACTCCTTGGGGGAGCGGTCCCACCACGACTGTTCACACAACTGGCAGTAGAAGACGCCGTAGAGGGTGCCCATCTCCCACAGCCAACGCTGCCACTTGTGGTGGATCTCGTGCCCCTCCTCGAACACGTTCTCCATGTGGAAGCTGGGGTTCTGGCTCTTGGGGTCCACCGGGTAGCCCCGGAGGCGGTAGTAGTCGTGCCGGTGGCACCAGTCCCCCTTGGCCATCTCGCTGGGATGGAGGATGTCCTGGCGCCGGTCCGGCTCAGGCTCCTGACTCTGTCTGAGCACGTGCTTGCGCACGTCGGAGAGGATGACCGTCTCGTCCCCCACGGTGAGGTTGCGTGTCTCGATGAGCACCCTCTTCGACACGCTCACCGCTCCCACTCCTGCTCTCGCAGCACCACGTAGTTGTGGCCCTGGATCTCGATGCAGAACGCAGGCTTGCGCCCCTCCACGTCGGCCTGGTGGCCCAAGGTGAGCAGTTCCTGGAGGGTGATGCGGTACCCCTTGTTGTCGGTGGTCTTGGCCTCCACCAACCAGTCCACATTGCGCACGTCGGCCTTCCTGACCCAGCCGTTGCCGGACCCGGCGTTGCGAGTGCCCCCAAGGAGGTTGGCGAGCCGGGACTCTTGCTTCTGCCAGGGCTTAGGCACGCTTCAACGCCCGCCTGGCCTTGGCCGGGGCGGGGTCGTCAATGTCAATGCCCGGCAGGGCGAGGCCACGGATGGCCTTGGCCAGACCTCGTTGTAACAACTCATCCTGATCGACTGCCTCCCAGAACTTCTCCTTGCCGTTCCACTTCTGCCCAGCAAAGTAGTACCAGGCCCCCTTCAACTCCACGACACCCAGGTCCATGCCGATGTTGGCCAGCATCTTCCCGATGTCATAACGCCCGGCCCGGTGGTTGCCGTCGTCCTCCCAGTAGAAGTCGAACACGGCTGAGCGCTGGGGCGGCGCCGTCTTGTTCTTGATGATGCGGGCCTTGAACGTCTGGCCCACCCGGTGCTTGTCCGGCCCCAGCCAGTCATCCCGGCGCACCTCCACCCGGGTCATGAAGAAGAACTCCTTGGCCCGCCCGTTGGGGCTGACTCGGTTGTCGCCGTACATCACGCCGATCTTCTCCCGCCACTGCGAGATGATCAGCCCGAAGCAGTTGCGGTCCGGCTCGGTGAGGCTGCGGCGCTGGGCCACGCTGGACTTGCGCATGAACTTGCCCGTCAGGCGAGCGCCGAGGCCCACCTGCCAGTCGTCCATGGCCTTCTCGTCCTCCTCGGTGGGCGTGAGCGAAGAGAGTGAGTCGATGACGACGGCGTCCACGAGGCGCCCGTCGATCATCTCGCAGACGATCTGGTAGGCGTCCTCCATCACCCGGGTGTCAGCGATCATCACCCGGTCGAGATCGACCTCGCACGTCTCGGCCCAGGCGGGTACGAACGGCTCGGCGGCTATCCACAGGGTGTGGAAACGCTTGTGGATACGTTGGTTGGCGGCGATCGTTTTGAGAGCGAGAACCGTTTTCCCATGGGACGGTTCACCCAGAAGCTCGGACCAACAGTTCATGGCCCAGCCGCCGCCCAGCGCCATGTCCAGGGCCAACGACCCGGACGTGATGCGGGGGATCTGGTGGTTCTTCAAGTCGGACCCCCGGATGAGGGTCCCTTCCCCGAGGTTCTTGTTGACCCTCGTCAGCACCGTGTCGAGAGATGTGTCAGGCATCCGGCCTACGGTACTCCTCGTAGGATTCCGTACGTGACTGACGACGAACTCGAAGCGACCTTCCCCGAACTGCCCTGGCGTGAGCCGGTCGAGCTAGCGCTCGTGGACGGGAGCAAGAGAGGCCTGGCATGCCGCCTGTGTGTTGCCCACTACGGCATCCAGGCCTCCAACATCGACCGTACCATGCACTCTCGTGAAGAGTATGACGCTCACATGGCGGCGTTTCACCCGTTGACGGCGACGGCTCCCTGACCCTGCACGAAGAGGCCGTTGAAGCCGCACGACTCACACAGTGGTGCGGCTTCACGCCTGCCCTCGAAGCGACGGAAGAGCACCCCTCCGCACTGCGGGCAGTCGAGCGCCGCCTTCTGCCCCTCGCCACCCCTCCAGAACTTCGCCATCTCCAGGAAGTTCTCTGGTGTCACAGCACCACGAGGGATGGTGCGGGTGTCGATGTTCGGCACCTGCTGCTGTTGGATCTGGCTCCAGGGGATGGCCCCGTTGCCGTTGGGCTGCTGGACGGGCACCAGTTGGTAGCCCGGAGGGGCCTGATAGCCCGCTGGGACCTGCTGCTGGGGCACGTACGCTTGGGGGGCCGCAGGCGCTGGCGACCCTCCTCCCAGTGCCCTGCGGTACCAATCCTGTGCGCTCACGCTGCCGTCACCTCGATCTCACCTGCCATCTCCAAGAGGTTCATGACGGCCAGAGCGTACGTCGCCAGCCAGGCCACCCGCTCATCTTCGTCCTCCACCACGCTGAGCACGGCCTCGCAGTCCCGGGCAGCCTGGGTCAGGATGGCGCACAGCTTCCCGTTGCGAGTGAACCGGCCCATGCGGGCACGAGAGTCCCCGACCTCGGCCTCCAGCACCTCGGCTGAGGCCGCAGGCAGGTCGAACAGCCGGGCGATGGCATCACTGCCGACCGGCCAGGACATGTCGATGAGGAAGGCCCGCCGCAAGCTCGTCAGGGTTACCCCTTGGCCTCGCTCCACCTCTTCGCTGTTCCGCATGACACCACCAGTGGGACGTTGAGAATCGGATCTCCGTTGGCGAAGCATATCCCGGACATCGCTGTCACAACGGCCGCTTTCGCCTGCTCAGCCTCGGCTTCGGGGACGGCCGACAGCAGTTCGTCATGAACAGTCATCAGCATCTGGTACGGCGTGTCCTGGAAGGCCCGGTCCACCCGGATGATGGCGATCTTCATGATCTCGGCCGCTGTGCCCTGCACCCGGTGGTTGATGGCCTGCCGCTCAGCCCTCGACTTCAAGGCGTTGTCGCCGCTGTAAAGCTCCGGCAACCTGCGCTTACGTCCCAGAAGTGTTGTCACAAATGGGGGCTGCCCGTAGGGGTTCTTGGGGTCCCCCCGCTTCCACGCCTCCAGCAGGACCCGGCGCTTCCAGGGCTGGATCATGGCGAAGCGCTCGTAGTACCGACGCACGAAGAGCTTGGCCTGGCGCTCGCTGGTACCGGACATGGCGGCGACCTTCTGCCAGCCTGCGCCGTAGCCCACGGCGAAGTTGAGGGGCTTGCCGATCTTGGAGCGCTCGATGGGGGTGACTTCCTCGATCTCCTTGCCCAGCACCGCAGCCGCTGTACCAGCGTGGATGTCCTCACCCCGCTGGAAGATGCCCTGCATGACCGGGTCCCCCGAGAAGTGGGCGATCACCCGCAACTCGATCTGGTCGTAGTCAGCCACGATGAGGATCTGCCCGTCCGGGGCGATGAATAGCCCCCGGATCGAGGAGTCGGTGGGGATGTTCTGGACGTTGGGGTCACGGCTGCTCAGACGCCCTGTCACCGTGCCCTGTTGTGTGAATGATGTGTAAACGTAATGTTGACCGTCCCGCTCGTGCATCCGGTCCCGCAGGCCCACGATATAGGTGGAGTGCAGCTTGGCGGCGGCGCTCCACTCACTGAACAGCCGGGCTAGCTCGTTCGTCTCGCTGTAGTGCTCCAGGGTGAACTGGTTCAACTGGGGCACGCCGGTCTTGGCCGTCCAGGTGAGCGGCTTCAAGCCCTGCCCACCCTTGACCTTGTCCTTGGGCATGAACAGAAGCTCCCGCTTCTTGTTCACATCCGTCATCTGGAACGGTCCGTCAGCGATCTGCCAGGCCCGGTTCTCGATGAGGGTGATCTGCTGGCGCAGGTCGGCGCCCACCGCCTGCATCTCGTCAGTGTCAATGGCGGCGCCGTTCATCTCCATGCGCATCACAGCCGGGTACACGTCCATCTCCAGCCGGAACACCGACTCCAGCCCCTGCTTCTTCAAGCGCTCCCGCAGGTGATGTCGCAACAGCCAGCAGAGATAGGTGTCCTTGGACAGGTAGCGGGCCACGTCCATCAGAGACTCGTTCATGATGGTCTTGCCCAGCTTGGGGTAATAGGTCCGGCGCTGATCCAGACCTACCACCCGGAGCATGTCTAGTACGCACTCCTTCAAGTCGTAGAGGCGCCGGTTCTCGTCCACGACGTGCTGCATGATCATCGTGTCCTCGTACGGCCCTGGTGGTAGCTCGCCGCCGTAGTACTTGGACACCGTCATCAGGTCGAACTTGACGTTGTGGCCGATCTTGATCTGGTCACTGAACAGCAGAGGCTGTAGCTCCTCGAAGACGACAGCAGGGTCCAGTTGCTCGCCGGGGTCCCCGAACACGGCCGGGTAGTTGACCTTCACCTTGCGCATGGACAGCGTGCCGTTCTGGAGCACGGCCCGTAGATGGTCGGGCGGTAGCTCCATCTTCGAGTGCGCTCGCTTGATGAGCCGCCCGTGACGCTGCCCGATGGGAATGAGGAAGCACTGACCATGGGTGGCGAGGCCGACCCAGGTGACCCAGTTGGTCTTGGTGAAGACGCCGTCCGTCTCGACGTCGATCACGAAGGCGTCGTACTGGGAGCAGCGGGCGACCGCCGTCTTCAAGTCGTGGCGGGTGCGGATGAGATACGGCTCGACCACCATTGCCATTGACGGGACTGTAGCTCCCGGCCCCTCACACGCCGAGGACCCCCGGCCACTTCCTGGGAGGGAAGGAAGGCCGGGGGTCCTGAGGTGGAGTGCTCTGGAAAGAGCGGGCAATCCGGAGCCAGGAGAGTAAAGCACAGGTTCCGAACCCTGTCAACCTCCCCAGCTACGTCCTTCCTCGGGCGGGGTGTCGCCTGCGAACTCAGCCGCTACCTCGTCCATCGTGGCCTTGGGTGAGATGTCCACGATCTCAGCCGTGTACATGATGAGCTTGTCGATCTTGGCCTGGGTCAACGGTGGGGTGGCCCAATCCTCCAGGAGGTCCCGCTCACGGACGGGGTTGACCATGGTGGTCACCTGCTGACGCTGGGTCGCCTCGCTCTTCGACACAGCGAAGTAGAGGCCTGGCCGATCGAGTGGCCCGATCTTCGGGTCGTTGGCGTACGTCTTCAACTGCTGGGTGATCTTCACACCCGTCTCCCACGACTTGATCAGGGCCTCGCCGTCGTCCTGGCAGAGCGCCACGTTGAACGCCGTCACGGCGCCCGGCTTGTCCCCGATCATGCAGAGCGGGCAGTCCTTGCCCACGCTCTTGTAGCACGTGTAGGCCCGCTTGCCGATGCCTACCCGGTCGATCCAGTGTCGCCGGAAGGCGGCATACGGCTTGCCCTCCAGGAACCGGATGATCTGTGTGTCCTTGCCTGGCTTGAACGTCTGTGCGTAGCTCGACGTGCTGTCGATGACTTCCTGCGAGGCGCCCCATCCGCCACGGATGTCCTCGCCTTCGTCTTCGTCTGGACCTGAGAACCCGCCCCCATTGGTCATTGCCGATGCGTCATACTCCTCCGCTTCCTCCACGATGGGAGGGGCAGCGGCGGGAGCAGGCTGACGCCTGATGATCCGCTTCGTTGCCATGAGGTGTTCCTTTGGTGGTGTTACGAGTTGCGTTTGGTGTGTTGCTGTAGTGCGAGGAACGCCGTCACCAGTTTCCTGGTGAAGAGCGGAGAAGGCGCCTTACCGTCCAGCACCCCCTCCTCCTGCGCAACCCGAATCATAACCTCCACCTGAGCACGGCTCCACAGCCTGTCACCAGCCTCTTTGACCTTGCTGCGCTTGGGCGCAGCAGCCCGGAACGTGGCCGGTGGGATGACCTGCTTGCCCTCCCACCACCGGATGGTTCTCGACGTGCGGTTGAGGGCGAGGGCCACCTGCCCCACGGTGAAGAACTCAGTCTTCACACCATTCACAAAGTAGTGCCTGGGCTTGGCGTCCCAGGCGTCTGGCATCTTGCGCTCGGGCCGAGGCTGGTCCCGGAGCGCAGGCTTGCGCTTGCCGGGGTAGTCCCTCAGATCATCGAACATCCCATCGATGTCGCTCAGCGCCGTTCACCCGTCCGTAGCTGTCGAGCGATCTCTTCGGCGCAGGCGACGGCCCGCTTGCAGATCCAGTCCTGCTTGAAGTCGAACTCACCTGGACCCTCGAACGACCCATCGGTCAGTCGCACTCCACCAGGTGGGTCGTAGCGCCCGCAGGCGCAGCACGTCTCACCCTTCACAGCTTCACCCGGTCAGCGATCAGCGCCCACGTCTCCTTGACGTCGTAGAGCTTGTCCAGGTCGGCGTCGGAGATCTCGCCCTTGAAGTTCTTGTCGAGGATCTTCTCCTCCGAGAGCATGACGACCGTCTCGGTGCAGGCCTTGTACAGGCCCTTCTCCCGCAGGTACTCCTCGGCCGCTTCCTGGTTGAGGACCCGGCTCACCCGGCGCTCACGCTTCATACCCTTGACCCGGCCTTCGACCGGATCGTCGGGGAAACGAACCCAGAAGCTGCCCTTGTCGTCCACCGTCCCCTGGTCCACGAGGGCTTCCATGAGCATCCCCCGATGGGTGGACACGTCCTTGGAGAACCGCTCGACGGCATCGCTGGCGAGCAACCACTGACGGGTAGCGGTGCGGATGTCGATCGGCGTGCGCTTCACCACACGGCGGCGCTTCGGCCGATCAGGTTCAGGGGTCGGTGCTGCTTTCCCAGGCATGCTTGACAGTGTACCCAGGAACCGATCCACGCACAGTAGGTCGTTCAGCCCATGTTCAAGCGGGTAGAAGACCAGGTAGAACAGTAGAATGATCAGGAGAGTCATCACACTCGCCCTGCTCGCAATGGGGTTGGCGGCAATACCTCTAGCGCCCTCCCCTGCGAGTGCGGCCCCGTCCGTACCCACCGGCTTCAAGCTCGTCCAGTATGACGCTGGAATGTTCGAGTATGACCTGACCAACTTCGTGGTCATACCCGGCACTCAGACCATGCTGGCCACCGGCAAGTCGGGGCGGGTGACACGTGTTGACGTAACAGGCGACGGCATGGACGCCTCGGACGCCACCGCCACCATCATCGGCAACATGCCCGCCTACTACCAGGGCGACCGAGGCCTGCTCGGCATCTCCCTGGCCGGTGACTACGCCACCACCAAGCACGTGAACATGCTGTGGGACTACTGCCAGTCCACCACCCTGGCCTCCGATGACCAGGCCTGCATCCCCGATGGTGGCCTACCGACTGGTCGGTTGAGCCGGATGACCCTCCTGGGTCCGGCCACCGCTCCCACCGGCATCGACTTCACCAGCGAGGTCGTGCTCATGGACAACCTGCCGTCGTGGTCGCCCACCAACGGGGCCGTCTGCACCGACAGCCACACCGTGGGCACTGTTATCACAGCACCGGATGGCACCCTGTACGTCGGCAACGGTGACGGCTCGTCCTACTGCGGCGCCATGGACCCGTCGTCCCTGTCGGCCCAGGACGTGTTCTCGCCTCGGGGCAAGATCTTCCACATCAACCAGGACGGCACGCCCGTCGCTGACAACCCCTTCATCGCCGCCAAGATCAACGGCCAGAACGACTACCCCATCCGGGACGAGTATTGGGCGCAGCGGGTGTGGGCCTACGGCCTCCGCAACCCCTTCCGCTTCTCCCTCGACGGCTCGACCCTGCGGGTCGGGGACGTGGGCTGGAACACCACCGAAGAGCAGGACGTGGTGAACAAGGGCAACAACCTGGGCTGGCCCTGCCTGGAAGGCACCACGGTCACCACGCTGGACAACAGCCCCGAGTGCAACGCCACCTTCACCGATCCTCTGCTGACCTGGCCCCACGTTGAAGTGGGTCGGGCCGCTCAGTCGGCCGCAGTCGGTGGTGTTGTCGTAACAAGCAACTACCCGGCTGCCCAGCAGGGCTACTGGTTCGGTGACTACGCCCGAGGCGATCTGTTCGTGGGCGACCACCAGCACCCCTTCGGTGCGCTCGGCCAGTGGGGGTCCATCACCAGCATCCAAGCGGGCCTGGGCGGCGACGTCATGGTGTCCGACATCGGTGCGCCTGGCACCGGGGCCGGTCACATCACCCGCATCCACTACCTGGGTGGCGACAACGCCGTACCCACCGCTCGCCTGGTCGGCACACCGCTGATCGGCCTGTCCCCGTTGGGCGTGACCTTCTCTCCCTCCGCTGGCGACACGGACGGCACCATCCGCACGTGGACCATGGACTTCGGGGACGGCTCACTGCCCCTGTCGGCGCTCAACCAGCCCCCGGCCACGGTGAGCCACACCTACACGTCGCCCGGCTCCTACCGGGCCATCCTGACGGTCAGCGACGACCTGGGCGCCACGGCCTCGGCCACGGTGACCGTGAACGTGGGCAACAACGCCCCCGTCCTGAACGTGGTCCCGCCCCAGGGCCTCTTCCACGTCGGTGACGCCCTCCATGTTGACGCAACAGTGCGGGACCCCGATGGCGACGCCGTCAGCGTCCAGTACCAGCCGGTGATCCACCACTGCCCCTCACCTGGCGAGTGCCACGTGCATCCCGGCGCCTTCCAGGACAGCCCGGACTTCGTCTTCCCCAGCCATGGGGACGACACGCCGGACTACTACCTGGAGATCGTGGTCAAGGCCACCGACTCCCGAGGCGCTGTCGTCCAGCAGTCGGTGACCTACCTCCTGGACCAGACGGTGCCCCCGGTGGCGCCCCCTGTGGTGCCTCCTGTGGCGCCTCCGGTGACCCCGCCGCAGATCCAGGGCCTCCGGTTCACTCAGCAGCCCGCTGAGCGCCTGGTGGACACCAGGACGGACGCCCAGCCGGTGCAGGCCGGTGAGCAGAACGCCATCAACCTCGGCGGGCACAGCGCCGCCATGCTCACGGTCACGGTGACGCAGCCTCAGGACACCGGCTTCCTGCGGGTGTACCCCTGCGGCACGGTCCCGGAGAACAGCACGGTGAACTACAGCACCGGGCAGACGGTGAGCAACGTGGCGATTGTCACGATCCCCGCTGACGGGTGGGTCTGCTTCTTGTCACAACAGACCACCGACGTGGTGATCGACCTGTCGGGCTACTTCGATAGGGACGGAGCGCTGGGCTACCAGCCGGTGGACCCGACCCGGGTACTCGACTCCCGACCCAACGCCTTCCAGGCAGGACACCAGGTGGTGTTCAACCTCGCTGAGGCACCGGCTACGGCCGAGGCCATGATGCTGAACCTCACGGTGGACCAGCCCCAGGCTGATGGCTACCTCAGGGCCTACCCCTGCGACGCCGAGGCCAACACGTCCAACGTGAACTACGCAGCGGGCCAGACCATCGCCAACTTCGCCGCCGTGGAGGCACCGGGAGGCACGCTCTGCTTCCGGAGCTTCGCCAACACGCAGGTGATCGCAGACCTGGCGGGCTGGTTCGTGGGTGCTGATGGCACCACCCTCACCGCCGTGGCTCCGTCCCGGCTGTTCGACACCCGCAGCACACCGGGGTTCAGCCGCCTGGCTCCCGGCCAGGAGCTTGCCGTGGACCTGGGCCTGCCCCGGGGCATCGCAGCGGCGGTGCTCAACATCACGGTGGCTGACCCCTCGGCCAATGGCTACGTCCAGGTGTACCCCTGCGGGACGACCACCAAGACGTCATCGGTCAACTACACGGCCCACCAGGTGAGCGCCGCCAACATGACGGTGGTCAAGGTTCCGGAGACGGGTCAGGTGTGCTTCAAGAGCTTCGCCGCCACCGACCTGATCGTGGACCTGAGTGGGTGGTTCGGTGACGCTGTCACAACACCCCCGTCTGGTCCTGACCCGAACACCGTGGCCAAGTGCGCCGACTTCCCTGGTGCCCTCGGCAGCGTGCAGAACCACAACGCCGCCCAGGCGTGGTGGGACTACTACCGCAGCCCCGCCATTCCCAACCCGGGTGGCCTCGACCACGACGGCGACGGCCAGGCGTGTGAAACCTCCTAGCCCGACTTGGGGGTAAGGCTAGGACACGGCGAAGGGCCGGGGTGCTCGACCACCCCGGCCCTTTGTCTTGCCCGCCGTCAACCGACGTCGTCGGTGCCGCCGCTGCCCTTCCCGATGCGCTTGCTGGACGCCTGTCGAGAAACCTCGGGCGGGAACTCCACTCCTTGGGCGTCCCCTTCCTCGACCTCTTCGGGGGTCAGCGACGCCTTCATGGCCTCCCGGACCGAGTCGGCGCCAGGCGGAAGCTCATCGGTGTTGCCCGCAGGCATGCCCGACATCGCCCCCCGTACGGCGTCGTTCTCCGGGTAGATGGCCGAACCGGGAGGGTTGACCTCGGCAACGGCCTCAGCAACCCGGTCCGTGACCTTCTGCTCCTCTTCGCCTTGGATGGCGACTTCGTCTGTGGTGTCAACATCGGACATTGGGTCCCCTTTCGTGGTCCATCAGGACGTCCGGGGCGCACTGTACTCCTGTGGCTAGGCAGCCTGGAGGAACCCCCGCAAGGTGTCGAGTGTCAATGTCAATCCGCCCTTGCCGTCGATGTGCATGCCATCGATCCACGTCTCGGCCACGGTGCGCTTCTGAGTCAACATGTCGAACTGGCGCTGCTCCACCGTGCCCCTACACATCATGGTGACAACGGTGACGTGAGGGAACAGGCTGGAAGTGCGGTCGATGCGGGCCACCCGCTGGGCGAAGGCCCCGGCTGACCACGGCAGGTCGTAGCTGATCAGGTAGTTGCAGTGGGGCAGGTCGATGCCGTACTGCCCGGCGTCCGAGGAGAGCAGGACCTGGCACGGCCCCTGGAACATGTCCAACGACTGGCGCCGCTGCTGGGCGTTCAGGTCCCCGGTGAGCATGACGGTGGCGATCTTCCGCTTGCCCAGGACAGCCCGAATCATGCGCAGCATGGGCTTGAAGAAGGCGAAGAGGACCACCTTGTTGGTGTCCGACTCCCCCACGATCTCCTCGATCAGGTCGCAGGCGGCGAGCATCTTCTGGTGGCCGTCGTCAGCTAGCTCGTCCAGGAAGCCCTCGTGAGCCAACCACGCTGCATACTTCGATCCCCGACCGGACTCCGGGTCGTCATACTCCTGGGCCGACTGGAGCAGCAGGGCCGGGTGGTCGCAGAGCATGCGCATGCAGGTGAGCCGGGCCATGATCTCGCCCATCGCCTTGCCCTTGGCGTTCTCGTGGTCGGAGCGGCCGTAGATGCTGGCCACGTCGAAGCTACCCATCCCACCAGCCTCTATGGCATGTTCTATGGCAGCCAGGCAGTCGTGTGCCATGAAGTCGTAGACCGCCCGCACCGCAGGGGATAGCTCGATCGGCATCTCCATCGGGATGATGGTGGGCAGGAAGTCCTCGATGTCCTTGCGGCTCTTGCGGTACATCACCGGAGCCATCGAGTCCCGCAGCGTCTCCATGTTGCGGTAGCGCACCGGGCGCCCGAAGTGGTCCCTGCTGATGAAGGTGCGGTCGAACTTGATGAACGGACCCAACACTGTTCTGTCAACAAACTCCATGATGGAGAACAGTTCCTCGGGCCGGTTCTCGATGGGCTGGCCGGTGAGGGCGAAGCGGTACGGCACCTCTTTGGCCAGACGCTTCAACACCTTCGAGCGCTGCGCCCGCATGCTCTTGATCTGGGTGGCCTCGTCAGCGATCAGGAAGTCCGGGACCGGCACCCAGTTGGTCAGTAGTTCCAGGTCGTTCCGAAGCGTGTCGTAGTTGCTGATGTTGTAGCGGTACCTACGGGCATGTTTGTACTGGAAGAGGCGGTGCTCACGTGTGCCATCGATGACCTGGCACGGCGCTCCTGTTCGGCGGCGGATTTCATCCAGCCATTGAAACTTGATCGAGTTGGGGCACAGGACGAACCCGGTGCGGACAAGGCCTTGCGCTGCCAGTAGTTCAACTGCGGCCAGGGCCGTGATGGTCTTGCCCGCTCCCATCGTGAGGGCGAGTAGCTGGTTCCCCCGCTCCACCATGCGTGCGAGGGCTTCCGCTTGATAAGGCCTCGGCTCAACGGTCAGAGGCCAAGACGCAGTGTCCGCTTCCATGCCGTGGTCAACTCCTCGTCGCTGCTGTAGTCCCCCGGGTCCTTCCCCTTGGCCAGACCAGAGTAATCCCAGCGTACGACCCCTGTCCGCTTCTTCAACTGGCGCTCCAGGCGGGGCATGGCCTCTAGCCCGGCAGAGTCGTTGTCCAACGCCAGGACCACACACCCGAAGTTGCGTGCCAGTAACTCGACCTGCCGGTTGCTGACTCCGGCGCCAAAGGAGGCCACAGCCGGGACTCCAGCCTGGTGGAGACGGACGACGTCGAGGGGGGACTCCACCAGGGCCACTCGATCGCTCTCGCAGAGGTGGAATCCGAAGAGGGTGTCACTCTTCTTGACCTCCTTGGGCCAGTTGTAAACACCGCCGTTCTGCTTCTGCTGCCAACCCCACAACGCCCCTCGGGGAGAACGAATGGGAAGCACCCAGCAGCGGTGCTCACGGTCGAATCTCACCTGGAAGAAGTCTGCCGCCGCCCGCAGGATACGGCGGATCTCCAGCAGCCGCTCGGGTACGGGGCGGAACTGTTCTGACAACGTCCACTCCATGTACCGCACCGAGTCGGCTAGCTCCCTCTCCTTGCGCACCGAGATGCGGTCCACCTCGGCGGCGAGGGAGCGCTTGCGGGCCTCCAGCACCACGTCACCCTCGGCGGGAGCACCCGTCAGGTACTCGACCAGCACGTCCAGGGTGGGGGTCTTGAAGTCGCACGAGAAGCAGTGGCCCACCAGCTTCATCTGGTTGAAGTAGAAGCTGGCGCTGCGGTCCTCCTTGCCCAGCCTCTCAGGGTGAGCCGGACAGTAGGCCCGGACCTCCAAGCCCTCGACTCGCATGACGTGCAACCCGATGGATTGCAGGTATGGAGTCAGGTCAAGCGATGTCGTCATACTCGTACCCTCCCGAAGCGTCTCCGCTCTCACCAGCCACACCTTCGACTTCCTCGACCAGACCTGTGTTCAGGTCCCATGCCAGGTGGAAGTCGATGCCCTGGGGACCGGAGCGGTTGCCCAGGATACGCATGACGCCGAGAGTGGGTTGATCTTCCAGTGTCTCGATGCCGATGACCAGGTCCCCGTCCTGGGAGAAGGCGCTCGTGTAGCCCATCCCGAAGAGACTGGTGCGGCCCTTGCTGATCTTCCCGGCCAACGTCTGGGTGGTGGCCAGGATGGCGACCTTCTGCGTCTTGGCCAAGCGCTTCAACGCCCGGCTGATGTTGGTCAGTGCCTGATGGTCCGAGGACCCCTGGAGGCCGGTCACCTCATCGGTCATGAAGTAGACGCCGTCGATGACCACCAGCGCCGGGTCCGTGTCCTGGATGAGGGCCTGGATGCTCGTGACGGTGGAGTGCCCGGCTGCGTCCTCGACACCGAGGAAGGTGGAGAACTGCTCCCGCACGTGGAGGAACCGGGTCATCGAGTGGAAGTGGTCCTCGGTGAGTTGAGTCTTGTCCCCTCGCACGATGTCGTAGGGGATCTTCCCCCACAGGGTGGCGAGCCGTTCAAGCTGCTCGTCGTTGGACATCTCGAATGTTATGAACACAACGGGGGCATACACGTGGACGTTGGAGGCGATGTAGAGCGCCGTCCACGTCTTGCGACTCTTGGCCAACCCGGTGAGGACGATGAACTGCTCGGGCCTCATGCCTCCGGTGTGCAGGTCCAGGGTGGGGATGCCGTAGGGGATGGAGGGCGTGCTGAACCCGTTCATCCACTCGGGCACCCGGCGCTTCAACAGGTCCACGTAGCTCACGTGCTTGGCCGGGGACGTCTCGAAGTGGGCCTGGAGGATGGCCTTCTCCATCACACTGACGGCGTCCTGCCCGGGATCGTCGCCCTCGGTGTTCAACGCCTCCACCACCTCCTGGGCGGCGTTGATCACGATGGCCTGGCGACGTCGGCTGGCGAGAGCGTCGATGTAGTACTCGGTGGGGTGCGGGTACTGCCCGATCTCGTATGACGGGTATGACTGGAGGATCACGTCGGGCGTGGGCGTGGTCCCGTACTTCTGGTAGTGCCGCAGCATGGAGCCGAAGACGGCCTTGTCCCGCTCCTCGGTGAAGAAGGCCACGGTGACACCCCGCTCGATGGCGGTGCCCAGGTCCTCGCCGTTGAGGATGCACGAGATCAACCCGTTGCCGTAGTCCATCAGAACTCGCCGTCGAAGAGGATGGCTCGACCAAGCTGGCCGTACCGCAGCAGGCGCTCCTGGTTGGTGTCGATGATCTCCTGGATGTTGTTGCGCCGCCACAGCAGGGACTTGGTGAAGTGGCCGAAGTCGAGATACGTCACCTCGGACACGTCGATGTCGTAGCGCAGGAACCAGTCGGCGGCGAGCGCCGCCACATCGGTGGAGATGAAGGTGACCACCTCCACCGGCACGCTGTTGAAGGCGTAGCGCATGATGGTCTTCACCGTGGTGAGGCCCCACACCCACTCGTCGGCCGGGTTGGGCGCCCACGTCCTGCGGATGCGCCCCTCGTTGTGGCCGGTGACGTGAGCGAGCGTGTCCTCTAGCACCAACAAGATGCGACGCTGTTCCCAGACGCCCAGATCACCATCTTGCACCACGCACCTCGATGGGGTTGACCCTTCGGTCCTCGCCCGCCAGGTTGATGGCCGTGTAGGAGTGCAGGAAGCTGCCCAGCACCTCGCTGACCGCCACCTGGTTGTTCATCGTCACGATGGTGGGCTTGCCCTCGTCCTGGCGGTATCGGAGGAACGGCTCCAGCAGTTCGCTCTTGCCGCCCATGCGCAGGGCGTCATCGATGACGAGGCAGGCGCACCGCTCCACCAGCCAGAGCCGGTCCATGACGTCGTCGGAGGGGTAGCGCATGTCCAGGAGGCTGTACAGGTCCCGGTCCCGTATGAAGGCGGTGGAGAACTGTTTGCCCCGCAGGTAGGTGATGAAGCTCGAAGCGAGCATGGTCTTGCCGGTGCCCGCAGGCCCGGTGAGGAGTAGGCCTTGACCGATCAGTTCGGGGAAGGGCGAGCCGACGAGGTAGGAGCGGAACTTGGCGAGCCACGACTTGGCGATCTCCCACTCAGCCGGGTAGTCCTTGGCACCACGGACGGCCCACTGCCTCGGCTCGATGCGAGCGAAGCGAGCGGGGATCGGCCAGACCTCGGAGGCGAAGGCTGTGTCCATGTGGGCAGCCACAGTAGTCACGTCTCACGACGGATGACACGCCTCCGCTTCCTCACAGGCTTATCCCCAGCAATGTCCCCAACCACCACAGTATGACCGTCGCCTCGGGACCCGGCCTGAGCAGCAGCGGCTTGACGCAGGTAGGTGGTGCGCCGTGCGAAGTACACGTTCCAACACGGCGTCTGTGGACCAAGGTCCAACGAGTCCACGTCGTTGCGGAAGTACTCGAACGACACCCGTAGTAGGTCCTCGGGGATCGGTGGTCGGCCGTCGCCACCCTCCAGCATCCACTTCATGTTGGCGTTCATACGGGGGATCGAGTCCCACCGAGGTACGGACAGGGGCACACTGTCCATCTGTCGCCAGAAGTGCTCCCGCAGTCGGTTCAGCAGTGCGGGGTCCTTCTTCCTCCGTCCACCTGTCGGCAGCGTGCCCTCCCATGCCGGGTCATCACCCCGGCGTCCGTCTCTGGCCATCCCGACATGTTGACAGGTTTCGGAACCGGGGGTAGACCACGCCGCAATCCGTCCGGCTCCGTCATCAGCTTCGTGCGAAGGCAACCCACCCGAGGCGGTAACCCCAAGCAACCGAGAGACATAGCAGACACGTAGAGAAGAGAGAAGCAACTACTCGTCGCCCCCTTCCTACCAACCCTCGTGGATGGTAGGGAGCCTCACCGCCCATCGTGGAACGTGTTGATCAGGGACGCACTCCAACAGCAACTCCTAGGCCGCAACACCATGAGTCGCCACTGGGACGGAGTCTTAGGACTCCGTCCCATTGACATTGACGGGCGCTAGTCCTGGTCAGCAGGCTCGGGACCCTCGTAGGTACACCAGTCGAGGTGTACATCCTCAGGGCGCTGGACGTGGCAGATGGGGCACTCCATGGTTTCCATACTCTCTATGAGGCAGGGAAGGCCCCGGAAGTGAAGGGTCGTGGCAAGTGTCACAGGCCCTGTCCAGGAGGCCCGGAGTATGAAGGGTAGGATGTACGTGCGCTCCAGCGCCCAGAGAAGGCAGCAGGAGCATGCAGGACAGGAGAGGCCCCCCGGTGTTGGTACGGGGGGCCTCTCTTCATGTCAGTGTCAATGCTCGTTCTGTTGCATACATGCCATACGGCCCATCAAGAAGTCAATGTGGGGCTTCTTGTTGACTCCTGCGAGGCCGAGGGTGTAGAAACCGAAGCCTACGAAAGGAAAGGCACCTTGCCTCGCATCACCATCCCGGCCTCCATCGAGGAGGTCACCACCAAGCTCAACGGCTTGGAGGCGCTGCTCACCACGAAGGAGTACGAGCGCTCAGCACTCGTCTTCGCCTTCACCCGTCCCAGCCAGGGCCAACGGTCAGACCTCTCCCGGAAAGGGGAGAAGTTGACCTTCACCGCCTTCGCCAAGCTCGGTATCGCCGGGCTGCGAAAGGCAGACACCGTGGCTGCGTACCACCAAGCGTGGATCGACGCCAACGGTGCCCTGGACATCGGTCCCGGTGACCGTGTCGAGTTGCCCGCCACACCCTGGCCCGGTCGCCAGGACGACTCGGGGAAGAAGCGCTACGTCGAGAAGGACGAGGCCGCTGTCGGCCGCTCCATCGCCCGCAAGGAACTCGACGTCGAAGTGCTGGCGCAGAACCTCTCCGATGCTGATGCTGCTGCCGTGGTGGCCCGCATCACTGAGGACCGGCCCACGATCGTGCGCAAGATCGAACGTCAGGCTGCCATCCAGGAAGCCATCGATGAGGGCGACACCGAGACGCTGAGCCAAGCCACGGCGAAGGCATCACAGAACCGCCGTGTGATCCAGAACCGCAAGCGCCTGGCCGAGGGCGACTGGCCCAAGGGCAAGAGGCCCAAGGTGATCGCCGCCGAGAACGAGGCGTTCCTCTTCGTCGTCGGGTTGCTCAACGAGGCCACCCGCAAGGTGGAGGAGTTCCGCACGGCGTGGGCCGGACTCGATCCCGATGTGCGGCACGAAGAAGACCTCGTCGGCTCGGCCAACGAGACGCTGGACCTCCTCGACATGGCTGCCACGGCGGCTCGTGGCGAGATCAACGGCACCATCGAAGCCGAACTCGACGCCATGGCCAGGGGGGAGTGATGACCCGCAGGAAGATGGACCCTCGTGACTCCGTCCACTACGTCCTGATCAACAACGTCATCACGTTCCTGGACATGAACGGCCCGGCCACGCTCGATGAGATCTGCACGGCCATCCAGGAACCGGCCCACAACTTCCGCCAGGCTCGCTACTCGCTGCCCGGTCGCCTGGCGATGGAGGACCGCAACGTGGTCATCCCTCGTCCGGTGAGTGACGAGGGCTTCCTGTACAAGCTGGCCGACGCCTGGGGGCCTACGGGTCCCGGCACCGGAGAGCCGAACGTGAAGAAGGCCGTCAGCGACATCCTCACCCGGCTGGCTGTCACCTTCGAGGACATCGACAACCTCACGCAGAAGGTGCCCGGCAAGACCTCCATCGGGAAGTCGCTGCGCAAGTTGAAGCGCTCCATGAACACCAGCCTGGATCAGGCTGAGGAAGTTGCCACCCTGTCCAAGACTGACATCTCGGACAGGGCGGCGTACATCCTGGAGAACCGTCCGTAGCAAGACGGGAAGCTAGCAGAGGCCCCTTCTTCGGAGGGGGCCTCTGTCGTTGTCAGCCGAACCGTGCCTCCATCTGCTGGATGGCCCGCAGTTGGAGCATACGGATGTGATCTTCCCACTCCGGGTCGTCGTGCCCGTTGAAGCGATGGTTCACGAACCTGATGGCACAGGGCGGGCACGAGAGCACGCCCCTGGTGTCTCGCTGGGTCGTGTCCCAGGGAAACTCGTCAGGTTCCCCGCACACCCGGATGGTGGGGAACCAGAAGCCCTTCTTGCGGCACACGTTGTAACACGTCACCTCCGAGTTCGGCCCCGCCTTGCGCTCCACTGGCACCAGGGTGTACACCCACAGCCCTTCCTTGGTGGTCGGAAGGGCTGTGAGCGTGCGGATCAGCGTGCGGGTCATCCCAGGAGGCCGACGATCTTGGACCGGGGGATGATGATGACGATCACGTCGTCGTCGCCATTGGTCATGACTGCTGACACAACAGCAGCGACGGCCTCCGGCTCGCCCTCGGTGAGGTTCATGATGGCCGTGATCAGGTCCCGCTTGCCGAGGCCCTTCGTATCTATGCCCTGACCTCGTGCGATGCCGGTGAGTTCGGGGACGCCCATTTTTTTCAGTTCGTCCTCTGTGTACACAACAGCCTCAGGTAGCTCCTCGACCGCAGCTACGACATCTTCGGCGGTGGGGGCCGCAGCCCTCTTGGCGGCTGCCTTCTTGGTGGGGGCAGCAGCAGGAGCCGCCGCCTTCTTCGCCGCCCCTGCCTTCTTGGTGGCACCTTTCACCGGCTCAGCAGCCACTGGTTCGGCATCCCCTTCCTCCTCGGCCTCCCCGAGGCTCAGCTTGCTCATGGCCCCGTTCAACTGGAAGACCTCGACGTCGGAGTCGATGGCGTTCTCGATGAGGGCCATCAGCGGCTCATCGTCGTCGGCGTCATCGGGGGGAAGAAGAACCAGGACGGAGCCGTCCTCCGGTTCAGCGGCCCCACGGATCTCCAGGATGCGCTCCAACATCCGTCCGTGAGGGTCTTCGTTCTGCTCAGCCGTCTGAGCGCCCTCGACGGCAGCGTCAGTGGCCGTGATCGTCTCGAACCACGTCTCGGTCTTGTTGGCCCACTCATAGATGACGGTGTCAGCCTTGGTGGGTTCGTCCTTCGCTTCCAGCAGGAGCCAGAAGTCAACCCCGTCAGCCGTGGCCTTCGCTTTGAGATCTGCGAGAGCCTTGGTGATCTCGGCGTTGGGGCCTACGCCGTTTCCGGCAATGGCATAGAGCATGTGCTCTCCATTCGTGCAGGTAGAAGCCCAGTTACCTTCGGGACGGACCCCGAAGAACACGGACTCTAATCCAGTCCCGCAGGGCCACGATCACCTGGTCGCCTCGGTAGAACCCGAAGGCGATCCCGGCCACGGCCGGTCCCCACCAGGGACTTTCGCTGGTGAGAGCCAGTCCACCGCAGGCCAGGGCGATCGACAGGGCCATGTAGAACCAGGCAGGAGCGGTGATGCCCTCGGTGGCGACCCGTACAACCATGAACACACCTAGCCCCACCAGGACGAACACCATGTTCGGAACCCTACGGCACGAAGATCTTGGGTGACCAGTCCTTCAAGGGGTGCCCAGTATCCGTCATACTCAGCACATCCCAGTGGGTGTACACTGCCGTGCCAGTGGGAATCCAGTCCTGCACGAGGCCAGGCAAGGTCATCTGGCCGTTGAAATAGCCCCCGAACAGGCGTGCTGCCGTCACATGGCGGTTGTTGTAATAACAAGAGTAGGACTGGTGGGCCTGGCCCTGCCACGAGAAGTCGTAGGGCGCCCCGGTGTCGGAGTCCCCGGCGAAGTAGTCGTGGAGGGGGTCGGTGGCCTCCAGCAGGCACAGGTCGAAGTCGAAGGACCCGTCCGAGATGATCTGGGGGATCACGGCCACACAGTCGTCGGAGGGCGCCAGGAGGTCGTCATACCGTGCCCAGTCGCTGTACAACGTCCGCTGATGCCCCTGGACGGTGGTGAGCACGCTGTATGTCTCGTCCAGACACACGAGACTCAGGGTGATCTTGGTGCCGGTGCCCTTGCGCACGTAGGCCGAGAACCGCATGCGGCCCTGGGTCGGGATGGAGAGAGACTGCACCACCTTGCCCGCCGCCCGGCCGAAGTAGTTGGACGCAGGCTTGTCCACACCACCCAGAACCCTGGCGATGGCAGCATCTGAGCGCCACCCGAAGCCGCCGACATCTTCGTAGCTCGGGTTCGGAATCAAGTTGACCCGCTGCGGATAGAGGTAGACGTGCTGGATGCGGGCCGACTCCCACGTGGTGGGGCCAGGAGACTGCACCACCGTGCCCCCGGCTACGTCCGCTGTGGTCCCATGCGTCACGTAGGAGAACAGCACCTTAGGGGTGGCGGCGATGCCGACGATGGCCCCTGGTGACACAACATTGCCGAACATGCTGTCGGTGACGAAGAGCCAGGGGTTGGTGAATCCCGCCTGGCTGCCCGCCAGGTACCAGACACCAGCAGCCACGAAGGTGGGCTTCGTCAGTGTCAATGCGTAGTCGGCCCCGATCGCCACCTTGGTGAGCGGCGCCGTCACCTGGGTGTTGGCGGTCCGAGTGATGCGGGTATAGCCGGTGGCGGCGTCAAGCTCCTGGAAGCCACCCGACAGCAGCAGTTGGTCGAAGGAGTCGGGGCTGGTGTCAGTCGGCACGGCGTAGCTGTAAACCAAGGCTAAACCTAGGTTTGTCCCGTTGAAGTTGAGCGAGCCGTCCGCCAGATGTGACAACAGATGCTGGTTCACGTAGGTGGTCATGCCGGATCTGGCCCCAGTATCGATTGTGGGCTATTGAGCAGCTTGGTGGACCCGAGGGTCAGGTACACGTCAGGCGGCAGCGGCACGATGGCCCCACCCACGCCCTTGATGCTGGTCAGCATGGCCCCCATGATGTACCGGGCAGTCATGGCTGTCGGTGCATGCCACCAGATGCAGGGGATGATGTAGCCGCAGATGCCGCCCGCTGGGTCGGTGACGAGGCCGTCGCCGCCCGAGGCGATGATGTGCTGCATCCGGTACTTGGTCCAGGCCCCGGTGTCGGACAGGTAGCCGTTGGGGGCGTAGGTTGTGGCGTCCTGGTAGACGCCCTTCAAGACGCCGTTGGTGTCGTAGGCGACCCACGAGGCGACCACCTGAGCAGTCGGGCCAGCGGTGGGCTTGACCATGTTGAAGCTGAACTCCCACAGTTCCCCGCCTCGCACCGGGATGCCGAACTGGATGGCGTCCGGCAGGCCCCCAGTAGATCCGGTCGGGCTGAGGCCACAGACGATGACGAAGTCGGTGTAGAGGTGCGTGGTCGCCAGATCGATGATCTCCATGATCCCCTGCCCGGCGCTGGGCACCGGAGGGATGGGCGGGCTGGCGTTGCCGGTGTACTTGCGCAGGACCAGGTTGGCCCACTGGTCCCCAGGCACCGCAGGCGTGGCGTGGGAGATGGCGTTCTGGAATGTTGTGATAGCAGAGTTGAGGAACTTCTGCCAGTGCCCCACTCCATTCACGAACTCGGCGTCGTCCGGCGTGAGCAGGGAGTTTCCTCCCGTTGTCACATCACAGCGGTAGTTGCTGGCGGCGTAGATGAACGCCTCCAGGCCGATGGAGGTACCCCGCAGGTCCTCTAGCTGGGTGAGGCCACCCACCAGGGTGCGGTAGCGAGCGCCGCCGAGGGCCTGCTCGATGGGAAGGCCCAGGTTGGTGCCCAGTAGCTGGACGAACTTCAAGGGCGCCCGGTCCGGGTCGTAGACGTTGAGCACGCCGTCGAGGAGCGTGCGCTCGTAGTCGTTGTCATAACCCAGGATGGCCGTGAACTTCCGCAGCGGTCCGTTGCGCCCGTCAGCCGCCTGCTGATCGTCGGTGGACTGGTAGAACTGCGGGATCAGGCTGAACAGCTTCTCGGCGGTGCCGTAGTTGCGGGGCACCAGCAGCGCCACGGTGGCCGCAGCCAGCCAGGTGGGGGGCGAGCCGAAGTACAGGAAGAGCGTGTAGTAATACCAGTAGCCCCCGGTGAGCGGCGTGTCCATGACCATCTGGCTGAACTGGTCCGGGTCGTGAGGATCGTGGCCCTCCTCGTACCAGACCGGCACCCCGTCCAGCGGTGTGGTGGGAGGCCCGAAGGCACCCCGCACCAGTACCGCCTCAACCCACGGCACGGTGGGGGGAATCCGCACCGTGACGAGGCCAGTGTCATACCCGATGGGCATGCCGTCGAGAGTGGTCCCGTCCACGATGTCGAACGGGACCTGGACGGGGCCGTACCGCAGCGCTCCGTGCCATCCAGCGGTCGAGCGGACGACGTCGCCGCCGATGGTGCGCCGGATGGTGAAGGGGCGGAAGTCCGTCACGTCAGGCCCCCGATGGGGGTGAGCACGAACTTGATCGTGTCGGTGGTGTCGAGCAGCGGGATGAGGATCGGGCTGGCCGTGAGGTCACCGATGGCGGGAGCCACAAGGGTGCTGTTGTCGGCGGCGTAGAACTGCATGGCCTTCAAGACGATGTAGTCCACCCCGGTGACGGCCAGCGCAGCGTGGTACACGTCGCCCTGGGAGTAGAACTTGCCGAAGTCCGAGGAGTCGAAGGCGAAGAGGGCGGTCATGGCGTCCCGCACGCCATTGGCCACGGTCAACTGGCCGAACTCCTTGCGGACGTGGACGTCGAGCGCCAGGTGGATCTGTTGATACAACTGCTCGGAAGTGCTCAGCGGGTGGACATCGACAGCGGTGCCCACCAAGGCCCGCTCGGTGAGGTAGGTGTCCACCGCTGCCCGCAGGTCAACCGAGGGGTAGCCCCCGCCCACCGGGGCGATGTACACCTTGATGTTCGTGTAGAACTGGCCCGTTGCTGTGGCCTTTGCCACACCGGGTACCTGGTGGGCCAGGTCTGCGAAGTCCTGGAGGGTGATGGCCCGGTCCCGGAGCTTGGCCGCTCGGGGGATCGAGTAGCGCATCTGGTCGATCGACTCGTTGTCAGCGCCGCCGTTGCAGGGGCTGTCGGCGGCGTTGACCACGCTCACGCCAGCGATCGGTGGTGTGATCTGGGTGATGGTGCCCCCGGCCACGTTGCCTCGTGCCCCGGCGCCGTAGCGGTAGGAGCAGGTGACCTGAGCGCCGTTGGGCGGGATGCGCCCGGCCACGTTGTCTCCGAAGACGATGTGCAGGAACTGCTGGTCGTCCAGGTAGGTGGTCCACACCGAGGCGTCGGGGTCGGCCACCACCAGGTTGTCCACGTAGCTCCACTCGATGACGGAGGTGTCCGTCTCCTGCACGTAAAGCCGGGTGCTGCGGTGGATCACCCCGGCGTTCATCAGCACGTACTCCTGCATGGGGGCGCCGTTGGAGATCGCCACGTACTCGGTGGCGATGGTGCGGCCCTCGTTCACACCGATGTCAGCGGTGCGCACCGACTGGCCCAGGTAGGCGTTGGTGGTCGTCTCGAAGAAGACGGCCCCCTGGCCCTCGCTCTGGCCCGTCTGCACCACGGTCCCTGACGGGATGGTGGTGGTGCTGTTCAGGTAGGCGGTGTCGTCCAGGGTGAAGGTGACGATGCCCGAGGCAGCCTGCTGGGCGATGGGGGTGTACCCCAGCATGTCGGCTATGCCGAGGACGCTCTGACGACGCTGGGCAGTGGCCAGGAACGGCTCGGCAGCGACCCGGTCGATGTAGTAGTTGGTCACGTCTCCGACGTAAGCAAACAGTTCTAACAACAAAGTTCCGAAGTCGGTTGTCTCGCCCACGGTGACCCACTCGGGCATGAACCCCCGGGCGGCGCTCACCAGGAAGGAGACGAGAGAGTCGTAGTCCCTGTTCGTGTAGTCCATCTCGATGGGTGCGGTCATACCGAGGACTCCTCGCTCAGGAAGTTGGCGACCGGGATGCGCAGAGAGCGAGCCTCATCGAAGGCCCCGGCCGAGTAACTGACGTCCACGAAGAGCCTGCCTGGCTGGAGAGGGTCCGCAGAGAACCTGACGTCCCGCAGGTTCACCCGGGGAGCGAAGGTGGTGATCCGCTCAGACACTTGCTGGGCTGCATCAGCCTGCACCAACACGTCAGTGGGATCGAAGAGGGCCGCTTCCATGTTGGCGCCGTAGGTGGGGTGCATGACCCGCTCGT